GTTTGGCGTCACCGTTCGCTGGCACATTCACAGTGCTGGCGTTACCGCAATATCTGTTCACAGGTGTTGACGGTGAAACAGGCGAATTTATTTACAACACAAGCGTGCTTGTACCTAATCAAATTTTATATGCGTGCACTGGTAGCGATGTTGAATTTGTTGTTGACTATTCAGGCACGGTCACCTATACGCAGGTGTGTAGTTGGATTACCGCAGCAAACATCGAGGACTGGATCGGCATCGGCACGGCGACCGCAGCGGACACAACATTCTTGACACAATGCGCATCGGCAGCAAACAATTTTATTTACAGGCGAAGGCAGGAGTGCGGATATTTTGATTCGCTTACGACATCACCTAGTGGCGATGTCACGCTTGGCACGATCATGTATGGTGGCGCTTTGTACCGGCAGCGCGGCGCGATCACCGACTTTGCCAGTTTTGACGGCATGTCAACTGGCTCGACTACGGGCTTGTCACCAATCATTAAACAGTTGATAGGTGTCGATAGACCGCAGGTTGCTTGATGCCAGTCGCGTTCACTGACCTGTTTAATGAGGCGCTAGACGATCTCACAGCCACGCTGGTGGCCGCAACAGGCATGCCTGCAGTGATCCAAGATCCACGCAACATGCAGCCGCCATGCGTGTTCATTGACGCACCATCGTTTGACGCGTTCAATTACAACATCGTCAAACTTATGTTTCCGGTCAAGATTATTACGCTTGGCCCAGCGAACCTTGACGCGCAACGGTCACTGTTGAACATCATGTCGAAGGTGCTTGCAGCCAACATTGCGGTGACTGACGGTCGACCGACTACTACACTTATTGGTGGCGCTGAGTATCCAAGTTACGAAGTGACCGCAAATGTTCAAGCACAAACGGCATAGAGGCAGACATGACAACTTACATAGTTACATCACACAGACTGGTTGGCTACGAACCCGGTGACACTATTGACGAAGGCGATCTTAACGGCACCAACATTCAAGCATTAATTGAAGGTGGCCACATATCCACACAAAGCGTCAAAAAACCTGCTAAAACTAAAACCAACGAAACAGAGGAATAATCATGGCAACCAGCGTCTACCTATCGAATCCGAATGTCACGATAAACAGCGTGGTCTTGCAAGACCAATGCACCAGCGCCACTGTTAACTATGTGTACGAGCAGTTAGAGACAACAGCGTTTGGTGACACGGCACGCAAGTTTGGTGCGTCAACAGTGACATCGTTGCAAAACAACAGCATTGAAGTTGAACTTTATCAATCGTACGCCGCGTCAGAAACTGAGGCGACGATCTACGGTTTGGTCGGCATTCAAACAACTTTGATTGTCGCACCAGCGTCAGGTGTTGTCGGTGCAACAAATCCGTTCTACACACTGGTCGGCGCATACCTTGAATCACACACACCGATCAACGCATCGTTAGGCGAACTGTCAACTATCACGCTCACATTCACTGGTGGCGTGCTCACAAAGACCACTTCGTAATGGCGCGGCATTGGCCGCTGAGAACTAACAACGCAAGACCAACCGGGAAGGTACACGCATGCAATTAACACTGAAAGTCACATTCGAGGACAAAACCGAGACCGTCACAACAAACATGATGACGATCGTTATGTGGGAACGCAAATACAAACGCAAAGCATCACAGATCAGCGAAGGCATCGGTATTGAGGATTTGGCATACATGGCGTATGAAGCGTCACGGTCACAAGGCATCACCGTGCCAGCACTACTTGACGACTACATCAGGTCAATCAAAAACCTAGAAGTGGTGGAACAGAACGACCCAAAAGTAGACGCGGTTCTTACCGCTACGGATTAGCGCAAATTCTTGTGGCAACAGGATTTTGGCCGTCAGAGATCACATTCGAATTGGACGACATGAACACCGTCATTGAAATGATTAACAAAGATCGCAAGGCACATTGATGCCAGCCGAGTATGTAATCCCTGAAATACATGGCATCAAAGAAGCGTTGGCTGAACTTAATTCATTTGACAAGGTGTATCGCAAACAGGTCACTAAAGATATTCAAGCGGCTGGTGTCAAAATTATTTCTACGGCACGCGAATTGGTTGCATCATTCCCGAACAGCAAAGGCAACGGTGCACCGCTATCGGGCATGGTTCGCGGCTCAATGATCAAAGGTCGTGAGGTGCGTTGGACTAATGAGAAGGCTCGAGCCGGGTTTAAAATTAAGGTCGGTCAATCGGCGCGCAAAGATAAGGTCGTGCAGTTTGGTGGCAAAGATAAAACATTCTTTAAGGGCACGCCATACCAGTTGATGGTCATTCAACAAAAGGACGCAGCCGCCGCTATCTATGATCATGCAGGTATCAAGTCGAGTAGCACACAGTTTGTTGCCAACTTGAACATGGAAGAAGGGCAAGCGCCGCGAGCGCTTGACATAGCGGTTGAACGCAACCGTGACGAAGTAGAACGCGAAGTTATGCAAATAGTTGAACGCGTCATGACAAAATTAAACAGAAACATGCAGGTGCAATATGGCAATTAATATCCCGATTATTTCGTCACTCGACTCAAAAGGATTTGACAAAGCAATCACAGAATTTAAATCGCTTGATGGCGTGGCAGCCAAAACAGGGTTCGCATTAAAGAAGGCAATGGTTCCGGCTATCGCGGTGTTAGGCGGTCTTGCAACAGGTTTAGGTTTGGCAACAGCGGCAGCAGTTGAAGATCAGAAGGCACAGGATTTGTTGGCGCAACAGTTGCGCACGAGTGCGATGGCAACTGATGATGTGATTGCCAGTAATGAGGAATTTATATCGGGCATGTCGCGTGCATTCGCGGTGGCCGACGACGAACTTAGACCTGCGATGTCAAATTTGGTCAGGTCGACTGGCTCGGTTGAGGCTGCACAAGATTTGATGAATACTGCGTTGGACATTAGCGCGGCAACTGGCAAAGACCTAGAAACTGTCACGCTGGCATTAGGTAAAGCATACAACGGGTCAACTTCTGCATTAACAAAATTAGACCCGTCGCTTAAAGGCGTTATAAGTTCCGAGTCAAGCATGGCTGAAATTACTGATGCGTTAGCGGTGTCGTTTGGTGGTGCAGCAACGGTCGCAGCAGAGTCGTTTGATGGGCGCATGAAGTCAATGAAAATTGCGCTTGACGAAACTAAAGAATCGATTGGTGCGGCATTGTTGCCGGTGTTGCAAAAGTTGTTAGAAATTTTGGCACCGCTGGCTAAGTGGGCACAAGAAAACACAAAACTGTTTCTGATCATTACAGGTGTTATAGGCGGTTTTGCGGCAGCGATCATTGTTGCCAACATTGCAATTAAAGCATTTGCAATCGCAACACAAGTCGCGTCGGCAGCGCAAGCGGTGTTTAACTTTGTGATGTCAGCCAATCCGATCGGCATTGTGATTATTGCAATAGCGGCGTTTGTTGCGGCATTATTTATTTTAGAAAAGAAATTCGGCATTGTCAGCAAAGGATTTGAACTGTTCAGTGACGGTTTCTACAGGTTCATCATCAATCCGATTAAACAGGCAATCAACTTTATTGCCGATCTGATTCGTGCAATAGGCAAAATACCGGGTGTCAAAGCAATCGGAAATTTCTTGGGCGGTATGAGTATTCCGGGTTTCGCTGATGGCGGCATCGTCACTCGACCGACACTTGCAATGGTCGGTGAGAAGGGTCCTGAAGCGATTGTGCCGTTGGGTCGTGGTGGCGGTGTTGGTGGTGTGACAGTGAATGTGACTGGCGGTTTGTCGACTAGCGCTGAGATCGGGCAGGCGGTTGTGAACGCTATTCGCGCTTACAACAGGTCAGCAGGGCCAGCACAAATTCAGGTTGCATAATGGCTGGCACAGCAATCGTTGGTGCTGGCAATTACAGCCTAGAAATTGACACAGGTTTTATTCAGGACGCGTTCATACTTGATGACGCGGTCGCTGGTGTGCTCAATAATACGCAGTATGTGCTTGACGGTACAACAAACTTTGCCGATGTGACGACAGGTATCAACGCAATCAATGTGAAGCGTGGTCGACGCGATCAAGGCGACCAGTTCAGTGCTGGCACAATGTCGTTCAACATGCTTGACACGGCAGGATTGTTTAATCCGTTTGACACTTTGTCACCGTATTACGACGCTGCAACAGCGCAGCCTGGTTTAGCGCCGATGCGCAAAGTGCGGTTGGCACGCTACGACAATTTGAATGCCAAAGAATATTTGTTTAACGGCTACATCGTGAACTATGACTACAATTTCGCGTTGGGTGGTCTTGACACGGTGACGGTTTATTGTGCCGACGATTTCTATTTGCTGGCACAAACCTATATGGCAGAATTTAATGTCAGCGAGCAACTGACCAGCACTCGATTGACAGCGGTTTTAAATTTGCCCGAAGTTGATTTCCCGATCGGTCAACGCAACATCAGCACAGGCACACAGACATTGGGTGGTTCGGCAGCGTTCACAGTCAACGAAGGCACAAACACGCTTGAATACTGCAACCAAATCAACACCGCTGAGCAAGGTCGATTGTTCATGGCGCGTGACGGCGATCTGACATTTCAGCCGCGTATCGGCACAAGTCTCAGTCAGCCAGTAGCAGACTTTCACGACGACGGCACAAACATACCTTACGACCAAGTAGGCATCACATTTGAGGCAGACCAAGTAGTCAACCGTGCAGCGGTCGCAATCTTAGGCAACACGACACAACAGGTTGCAAATGACGCAGCGAGCCAAGCCAAGTATTTTATACAAACCACAAGCATCACAGGGTCGTTGCTGCATGATGACCCAGCGGCGTTAGCGCTCGCAAACTATCTACTTGAACCTGAGCCTGAAGCACGCTATACGGCAGTAGGCACAAACCTAAACAAATTGACTACAGCCCAACGCGACGCGGTAGCGATCATTGACATTGGCGACACGATCACGATTGAGAAAACATTTGCCAGCGGTGCCGGCACAACCGAATTGGCACAAGAATTATCGGTCGAAGGTGTCGAGCATACGATCACGGTTAGCGGCGGTCACAGCGTCATGTATTTCACCGCACCAACCGTCATTGTCTATGAGTTAGTACTTTCTGACCCCGTATTTGGCATCATCGATTCAACCAATGTTCTAGGATAAAGTGAGGTAACTATGGCAATTACAACATTCACCGCAGCACAAGTTTTGACCGCAGCACAAATGAACGCGGTGCAAGGCAACGACTTTAATCAAACGGTGTCAACCAAAACCGCTAACTATGTTTTAGTCGCCGCCGACAAAGGCACACGCGTCGTAATGAATGTGGCGAGCGCTAACACAATCACGGTCAATACTTCGTTGTTTAGTGCCGGCGATACTTTAGTGATCCAAAACATTGGTGCAGGCGTGTCAACTGTTACGGCTGGTACGGCTACCGTGTCGAGTGCTGGCCCGTTGGCTATTCCGCAGTACGGCAGCGGCACACTTTATTTTACGAGTGCAGGCGTAGCGATCTTTTTTCCGTCTGCTGGCCCAGCGCCTACTAGCGGTCTGACTTTTGTTGCGCGTACAACTGTTAGTGCGTCAGCGACTTTGTCTATGACGAATGTTTTTAATAGCACTTACGATAACTATTTGGTGCAATTCTCAAATTTGACTACTGACACAATTCAAAAAGTTATCACTATGCGGTTAGGCACAACAGGGACGGCAGACTCAGGCACAGAATATAGTTTCGCAACCACGGCAAATTTTAACGGGACTTTGACTGGATCAGAAACTGAAAGCGTGAGCGGTTGGAATTTGGTTGCTGGCACAGGTATAACAGCCGACTTGTCGCAAGCAAATTTTACCGTTTCAGGCCCAAATTTGGCGCGAGCAACTACTATCGGCGGTATCTATATGGCTAACGGCTTTAGTTCAGTTATTTATATTAACTTAGAAGTGTTTGGCGGTATGAAAGAAACTTCGACACAATACACAGATTGGTTTTTGGCTGCACCGTCAGGTTTTACTATGTCAGGTACTTGCACAATCTACGGTTACGCAAACAGTTAGGACTATATGACAACGCCACAAATAACAATTCACGACGCTATAACAGGCGAAACAGTTACACGCGACTATAACGCCGCCGAACTCGCACAAGCAAAACTAGACAAAGTTGAAGCCGAAACGCAAACCAAAACACAAACCGAAACGCTGACAGCAAAACAGGCAGCACGACAAGCGGTACTCGACAAACTAGGTTTAACCGCAGACGAAGCCGCTGCGCTACTTGGCTAACAATGTGCGCTACTGGATATTCACATTGGCGCTACTTACAGCCTGTAGCACAACCAAAACGAACTACAATCTAAGCGAGGTATGCGAAAATGTTTCACCGGACAGGTGCGAAATTAGAAAATGACCAACTACACACACGACTGATCGTCACGGTCGGCGTCATCATGGCAGTCACATTCAGCATCATGGTTATCGGTTTGCTATACGGCATGCTGTTCACAAACTTCCCGACAGAACTAGCACCGCTCGACTCAAAGATCGTTGACCTACTCAGCACGATCAGCGTGTTTTTGACAGGTGCGCTATCAGGTTTGGTGGCCACTAACGGCATCGCCAAGAAACCGATTGCACCGATAACGCCGCCAACACCGTGACCAAACCGTACATAGTCACCAAACAGCCAGTCGCTACCAGCGCGCTTGCAGGCATGACCAAATGGGCGACACTCGCATGCCAACACTCTGAAGGGTCGCTATGGAATAACGGCACATGGGTCGTGCGTGATGTGCGTGGCAAACCCGGCATTGTGTCGAATCATGCTCGCGGTCTCGCAACCGATCTTTCGTATCGTTGGCAGTCGCAAGCAAAGAAGGGTCGGCAGGACGGTCGCAAAGTTTCGTTGGCGTACATGGTTAAGTTGCTTGAGCACGCTGACACGCTTGGCATACAACTTGTGATTGACTATGCGTTGGCACGGTCATGGAAGTGTGATCGGGGCACATGGCAGGCTGGCAACTTCGAGTCTGGTGATTGGTGGCATGTGGAGATTGAGCCACGCTTAGCGCACGACCCAAACGCGGTAAAACTGGCATTTGACACGGTATTCGGGGCATCACCAAAGGCTGCGCCAACCGTGATATAGGCTGGTTGACCTACCGAGAAAGTAGGTCACTATGACACTCATCAGCAAACTTGCCATATCGCTATTCATTAGCGTCACATCAATATTTATGTTGGCAAAACCGCCAGCGCCGACACCTATCGTGCCAGCGCCGATCACCGTATTTCAGGGTCTAGAACAGCCAGCGCCACTACCGCCAACAACGGTCATAACTACGCCTATAACGCAACCTGACGCGTGTGAGACCGTGTTTAACATGGCTCGACATGTCGGCTGGCCCGAATCAGAACTAACTAAAGTAGTTGCAGTCGCATTTCGTGAATCACGATGTTTGCCACATGCGTTCAACGCAAACGACCCAAACGGCGGCAGCGCAGGTGTCATGCAAATCAACTACTTTTGGTGCAAACCATCACGCTATTTCGCCAACGGCTATTTACAGGCATACGGTCTGATACGCACATGCAACGACCTATTTGACTTAGAGGACAATCTGAGATCGGCGCTAAACATCTACCGGTACTCGAATGGGTGGCGTGCATGGTCACTATGAAACATTTGGTAATTGCAACGGTGCTTACCGCGTACACCTATGTGCTACTTTATTTCACCACACGACGAAAGGCTAAAGATGACCGAGAACATCGACCCGAGAATTGACCCACAGTTGAAAGCGCTCATGCAAGTCATGAACGAAATCACAAACAACCGAGTGCCGTTAATTAATCCTGACGAACTACCAGCACGAAGCACATTACGAGCGTTGCGTTGGGCGATTGACGATTTGAACGCGCTTGATGACAGCGAACTGATTGACACATTGAATCAGGCGCGCATTGAAATCAAATATCAGATCAGCATCATTAGTGATTTGCGTGAAGCGTTGGCGGCGCGTGACCGTGACATTCGAGCGTTACAAGAACGCAACAATTATCAGTCGGCAGAAATACAGCGTCTAGAGAATCAGGTGTTTCGTGCAAACTAATTGGACTATTACTGATTTTGAAATGAATTTGGCGGTTCAAGAAAAATGCCGCAGCATCGAACGACACGGCAACACCGGTTGTTACGCCCGAACACGCGAACAAAATTTAATTATTGGCGCAATGGCAGAAATTGCGGTATCAAATTATTTGAATGTGCCATTTGTTAGTAACTTTGGTGATGAAACACGAACTGCCGATGTATTCGGATATCAAGTAAAAGCAACAACTTATGCACCTGGCAGCATGACATCACACCCAAACAAAATGCCAAAAGGTATTTATATTTCTTGTTTAGTGACATTGCCAAACAAAGTAAAAATTGTAGGTTGGTCAACACACAGATACATGTGGCGCGAAATGTATTACAACAAAATTAAAACACCAACACCGTGTTATCTAATGAAACCAGAAAACATGTTTGATTTAGAAATGTTGCCTGAAACAAAAGCACTTTACGAATACAGGGCATCATGACACAAAACTTTATGGACAACTATGTTGATGTCGCAACACGGCTAAAGATCGCATTTGAGCGTTGGCCCGATATGCGCATACAAGAAACAGCACGCGAAGTAATCGAGATGCCTGACAAGTCGTGTTTCATTCGTTGCACGGTCACAATTTGGCGTGACGCAGCCGACCCAATACCAGTGATCGCAAGCGCATGTGAGATATATCCGGGTCGTACGCCGTACACAAAGTTCAGTGAGTCAGAGGTCGGCTACACATCGGCCGTTGGACGGGCGCTCGCTTATGCGGGCATTGGCGCGAATAAGGCGTTGGCGTCTCGTGACGAAGTGATGGCGGCACAGTCGAGGCAACCGATAGCGCCAGTTGTGCGATTACATGATGTCGAGGTGCCATTTCCTGACGAACCGCAACGCGAATATCCGTCAGCAAAACAATTGGGAATGATGCGTGCGTTGGCGAACGGTCAAGGCATTAAGGGTGACGATTTGAAAACATTCTGCTCTGCTACATTGGGGCGCGAAATCAATACGACAGGCGATCTAACCAAGCGTGACATATCAAAAGTGATTGATGCGTTGAAGTTGAGTGAACCAAAATAAAACTAATGACGGGCATGACCTGCACGAGTGCAATCGTGTTAGGTAACACACGGAAAGCGTGGGTCGATGACGCATGTGGTAACACATGGTCAGGCAAACGCGATACAAGTAATGGGTGTGCTACGAGGCAAAAGCACGGGGGGCTAGCGCACTATGCTCAATCACAACAAACCCACACTCGACATGCAAACCAAAACACCAGCCGACCCCAACCTTCCAAGTCGGACAAATACCTTCAACCGTCAGCAAGCGCGATAGCGCGCGCTAGTGCATTATGAGCAAAACAACACGCAAAAACCACAAACAACGGGGCAGCAATCCACGCGACTCAAGCCTCTACAAAAACAACCGGCGCCTAATCCTCAAAGATAAACCACTATGCCACTGGTGCAACCTACGCGACGCCACAACAGCCGATCACCTAATCGAGATAGACAGATGGCCCAACGGTCAACCCGGAATCAACTCATTAGATAATCTTGTTGCAGCATGCAAGATGTGCAACAGCGCACGCGGCGCACGATACGGCAACCTCAAACGCAAACACATGTACGAGCCGGTTCAAACAATCAATATAAACAAAAAACAAATATATGCACCGAGCAGTATTTTTATACAGAACTCAGATGCC